GAGGCAGGATTTACAATGAATAAAATGACATTAAGTGATGGAAAATATCTACTAAAGATGTTCACAATTCAAACAGATGAATGGGAATATCAAGAATGGAAGCAGATGAGAGATTAAGAACAAAACTCTATTCGGTGTTTAATATGGGATACAAGAAATTATTCAATTACCTAGTCTTAATTGGCATAGGAGGTTTAGGATTTTTTAATTCTTCCAAGTTAGAGATTAGGTATGAAACAAATAGCAATTTAGAATTGCTATGTCAAAATGGTATGATTATATCTGCTGTTGCTATAATTTATTTCACTTTAGCATTTTTTGTTGAGTTAGTGGTAATGAAGAGGAGAAAAAAAGTCTATCGAATACCTTCAAAAAAAGAATATGATAATCTAAGAATAACCCCTGATAAGAAAAAAGAGGAAGAGTGATTATGAAAGACGACAAAGGCAAAGCATACGCTATTGAAAGAAGATACAGAATGTTATCTGAACCGTGGAAGGAGATGCTTTTAGAGATAAGAGCAGAAAGAGGTGCATTACTTGGTACAAAACAGTATGAGGAGATGGCGGGGGTCGAGAAAGCAAAGGCTCTTGATACCATAGATGATAGATTAGTAATGGTTCAGGAATGGCTATTACATTACGAAAGAGAGAGGACTAAAGGTGCTAGTCGGGGGGTCAAGAGATGGTTGAAAGATGTTTCTTTGCTTAGTGATTCTGAATTAGAGGGCGTATTATGATAATGGTAATGGATGATGAAGATCGTTGCGATGCTTGCGGCTCTCGGATGGATAGAGATACTAGATATGATATAATTTCTAAAGAGACAAGACCAATATTATACTGTCAATCATGCAAGAAATGGGTGTGGTATGATGGCAATTAGTCAAAATGAAGTTGAGTTTGCTTTACGATTATGGCAATCATTAGTGCCTAATGGAGAATGGATATTGCCTAAAGTGGGTAAATACATTAGAACAGGAGAAACAGAATTAACATTGGTTGAAATGTATTCGCCTACTGTATCTGCAAATGAGAGAAGTCTATTCGATCATCATGATTTTATCGCACAATTGGGTAATGAAATTGGTTGGAATGTTACTTTGGGTATAGAAAGAGCATTTGACTCAGATGGAGATGTTTTGAATATACCTAAAGGTATGATTGGCGATGTTGCTGTATGTTCATGCGGCTTAGTCATTAGAGTAGAACCTGCTAATCCGTGGCAGGTATATCAGCAAGTTGTTGATGGTAAATGTCCTCATTGTAAGAAAAATACATTTGAGGTAAAATGGAATGATATTCACGTTGTTACGGATAAAACCGCAATAAGGTTGAAACAAAGTATAAGAGAGGAAGAGTAAGATGGATAAAGAAGTAACAACAGGTAATTTCGTAAGAACAGGTGAAAGTCAATATACAAAGGTCAAGACAAAAAGTGGCAATACATTATTGCTATTAGACCATATTATTGCAATAACAACGGTCATCACAAATGAGCCGATGGTTCAGATACCTTTACCGGGATTTAGAAGATCTAAAGACGTACAGATGGATTTGCACATGACTAATGGTACAATATTTACTACTGTTGAAATGTCTGAAGGCAAGGCAAATCTATTGAAGGCTCAATGGTTAGATTGTGTGAATCCTAATAGATTAGAAGAAGGAGATTCGGGCGATGGAAACGAACAAGAAACATGATTATCACAACAAGGTACATGGTAAAGTAGATGTTTCATGTCATCTTGGTGAAGAATTGCATATCATTACATCTAACGCATATAATAATCGTGTGTTAAACATTAGAATGTGTAGAATTGTACCCTCAAAAACGGGGCATACAGGATATACAAGAGTTGGGTTTTTCCTAACTAAAAAAGAGGCGAGAGAACTGAGAGATTATCTTTCAGACGTTATAGAAGATGAAGGGGCATGGGAAGTCGTTGAAAATGAACCGCTAAGAGAAGCGAGGGGATGGGTAGATAATGAGTAAATGGGATAGTTTAGATGATTTCAAAGCACATCATTATGATGTAATTAAAAAATTAATGTTAGCATCATGTGATGAACCCGATGAATTAATTGAATTGGCTTATCAATTATGGGATAGGGTTCGTGTTTTTGCTAATAGAAGTCCTCTAAGTCTTTGTTTTGATTGTGTTTATATTGTAGCCAATGCAACAGGTAATGCAGTATCTCTTTCATTTTTATCATATGTTGGTGAACAAGTCATTCAAAAAAATGTAAAGGCCATGCAAAATCGTTCAGGTAAAGATGAGCCTAGATGGTTTTTGTCATCTAAAGGTGAGTCTGAAATTATGAATTTATTTGACGGCAACCAAGATTTGTATGACGATGTTATGAAGCCGTGGATTGAAGTTTATGGGGGGGAACAAGATAGATTATAAAAAAGAAAAACCTCGTTTTTTTCGTGGTTCGGTTGTTACAAAATGTAGTGTATGTAATGAAACAATAACTACCAAAACTAAAGGAAATATAGGAGATCATAAACGTGAGCATATCAAATGCGGCCCATGTTATTTGAAATCGAAAAAAGAAGAAAGACGATTGAAGGGGTTATTGTAGTGCTAATGTATCGTTCTCTTGCAGAATCGTGGCGAGTTATGGATTCTTATTCATTGAGAAATCGTGCAGAAATTGTTGCTAACAACATAAGAGCATCTATGGATGAATCATGGACTGTTGTATCATTCTTTTATCCTAAAGATGGTATTGGCAATAGGCTTAGTGATGAAGATTTCAGGGAGATTTTCTTTTTACTAACTGACGCTTATCCTGAAGAAGTAGAAGAGAACCCTGACCCAATACATATCCTATGTTCTTTATCCGAAGTTGAAAACACTAAAGGTAGTGCCAATGCAATTGTTGGCCGTATTCATAATATCTTAGAAGCCCCTGACAATACTACAAGATCGTGGTTATTACGCCCGTTGTTTGAAAGAATAAGTAAAAGGGATTTACACCCACTATTGATGCGACTATCTGTTCGTGCATCTCCAATAAGGCGTAGAGATGTCGTGAGAGCGTTAGGACTTGCTTACGACCAACCATTTCATCATATACGAACAAGTGTCAATCTTTTAGGATTACAAAATACAGTAAGGGATTTGTCTTTAGGTGCATTTAATTACGCTAAAATAAGGCCAATGAGAGGTATGCCTCTAATGATACCTATGCCTGTTCTTGTAAAAAGTCCTGAAGCAATATCATTTTCTAATTGCTATGCCGAGATTGTAGAAGGTTCATGGGTATCTATCCATCATACCTCAACCAAGACTGTTGGTTTTACCCCATCAGGTAGTGAGATTGCTGATGATGATGAATGGATTAGGAAATGGGTTGAATCGGTAGGATTGAAGTATGGAATATACTTGTGCGATTATGCAGAACATAGAGATAACCCTTTGTTGTTAATTGATTGGTTAGATCCTGATGATGTGCAACAGACATACAGGTTGAGAAGAGAATACTTTGAATCAGTTGCACCTTCATGGGCAATCAAAGATATGATAAAATTAGATTCACCACACATGGTTATAGGCATAACAAATAGTGAATTGCCTGTATTATTAAGAAATGCAAGAGGAATATTAACTTATCAAAATACCATTGAAGAAGTAGCATTGTTAAATCCCGCTAAGAAAGAAAGAATTGTTAGAATTATATCAGGGCGTGTTGCTAAATCAAATGATGGCGGCAAACCGATTATACTATGGAAAATTGGTGTAAGAGATGGATATGACTATTATCCTGTAACTGAAGTAGAATCAGATCAAGATTTCAAACGCTTTTGTTCACCATTCAAAAGATTAGAAGGTGAAGCAATAAAAGTTGAATCTCCTTTGTTTGTTGAAGTGGATATACTATCGTCAGGTTGGGGTGATATTGGGGCATACATGAGTTGCAACATAGTAGGATTGGCTGAAAATGCAGGTATTGCGGATTGTCTAGGTGTTGAGGAATTAGGTTATGTCAATCTTGAATCAGAAGGATAGAGATGTAATTATCTTGGCTTCTACAATTAGAGGCGACATAAAATGCGTTCAATCAATAGAACGAAAATGTGGTTATATTATCAGACCTGAATTATGGTTTACTAATATCGAAGCGGGTGCGGCTCGTGCATTATCAGAAGTCGGCTTAACTCTCCGCACAACGTATTCTAAAGAAAATGAGATAAGTAAAATATTACAAATTATAAAAGGGCTAGAAGATTTATCAAGCACAACAAGTGGTTTAATGATGGTAAAAACGGCTAATGGTGTCCTTGTTCAACCAAATACTCATCAAGAAGTTAAGGATGCTTTAGACTATTTGGATGAGATAAGAGAGGTTAATAGTAAAGCCGATGTCCGATAACATCCCGTAAGGAGAATAAAGATATGAATGATGAATTGAAGAAGATAGGAGAAATGAAAGGATGGACTTTAGATGAAACTAAACAGGCACTTTTGGATTGGTGGAAAGCCGGATTCAAAGATGCTTTTGATGAGTGCAACGGTAATTTAGATGAAGCAGATGAAGATTACCAAGATTGGCTGATTGGTGCATTCCAAGTAACACAAAACAGAAAATCCGCATCAAGTGGTAGCAAAGGTACTGAATATGTTGGTATGATTGTAGCATACAAAGGCGTAAGAGATACAAAAGAAGATGCAAGGCAATTAGCAGTAACATCTGCTATGTCTAATTTACAAGCAGTATTGACTAGCGGCATCAAGCCGTATAGCAATAAAGAAATTACTGTTCCTGTATGTAGGGCATATTTCCAAGAAGATAAATGGCTTATTGCTAATGCACAAGATCAAGTCGTACACACCGAAGAAGGTCGAGAAACAGATATTCCGGCTTGGGCTATCGCTATACCTAATCAGAAATTCTATGTTTGTATGATGAATAGAAACAGTAAGCCTATGGATGCTTATTCATACGAAAGAACATGGTTGTTTGTAGGTAATGAAACAGACAAATTGCTATCTCAAGGCCCATTTGATATACCTATTACTTTGAAGTGCCGATGGGATGCAGGAATGACTAATCTCCGCATGAATACCCCTATTAGATTCAAAGCCGAAAAAATAGACTACAAAGACGGGTCAGGATTCCTTTTGCAAACAGGCAATATAGAACCTAACTATGGTCTTGGATGGGTAGATGATGAGCATTTACCTAAAGTAGAGAAATTATTTGATCCTGCACAATACCTTACTCAATTTGTGCCACATCTAAATGATTTAACACAAATCTTTGATTATCATGAACAAAACTCATTTGAGTCATCATATAGTGCTAACAAAATTGGCCCTACATTTTCATTCAAAGGTACTGTTGAATACATAGACTACGTTGGTAGGGAATTAGAGTGGGCTGAAGGCGGAACACAATTCTCTATGAGGATTAGTAGCAATAGCATGAGAAGAGAAGATGCTAATTCTGCTCTATACATCAACCTATCAAAAGGGTTAGAAGAACACCATAACGCATTCAAAGTGAATAAAAACGATGAATGGAGAGAATACACTACGGGAACACAAGTAATCGTAGTTGGTAAAACTAGAACCTATGAAAGAAATGATGGAGACATAGGATTGAACATTGACGCATACAACATATACGCTATACCAAGTCGTGCATTCATAGCAGAAACGCCTACCGAAGATTCTAACGATCTTGGCGGGCTTGATGGATTTAGGGGTGATTAGGCGTGAGTGGTACAGGATTCCTAGATGGTTGGAAAGAAGAGGACACATCAGATGTCGCACCGCCACCTGTAAAGAAGAAAAAGACTAACGTATGGGGAGAGGAGATAAAACCTCTACCTGAAGGTCATGATAAGATGTCTTTAGAGGAATTAGACAAACAATCAGTCGCACCGCCACCTGTAAAGAAGAAGCCCGCACCTACTGTATTAGCACAAGGCTTCATCAGCAAAGAACCGCCTGTTAAAGCAACATCTCAAAAAGATTTAGAAGAGAAAAAGATTAACAAGGAATTTCTAATGAATGCAATACCCGCAGTTAAACCTGCTATTACTTCTACATTCACCCCACCATCTATCGCTGATGCTGAAGATAATCTTACAGGGTATGGTAAACACCTAACTGCTGTTGAAAAGGCACGTCAGGCTCAAGCATTTATGAAAGAACAAAAGAATCATCATGTTTTCTGCGGTATAGTAGCCCCGCCTAAAGCAGGTAAATCTTCTATCGTATTTGATAGCCTAACTGATGAAGAAGCAGCAAGTGGTGCTGAAGTATGGGATATTGATTTCGATGGACACGCTCATGCTTCTATAATGAAAAACTATCCTCATCGCAAGGATAACATTCTAGCAATCAATCCTTATGTAATTTACAAAGAAGATGGTAGAGTACCATATGATTTTCCTAAGACTCACTTGAATATAATAAACATCTTACAGGATGCTTTGAGACAAGTAGATACTCAAGAGGAATACTTCAATCAACACGGTAAAATGCCTGAGAGATGGCTAAAGACAGTTATGCTTGATGGTGCTGATAGTTTCTTGAAGATATGTGAATTAAACATGAAGATTGCTGATCTTGACTTAGGGGCTGACGCTATTGCAGTATCGGGTAAAAAGGCCACTACTAGCGTTGGTAGAACCAATTGGTATATCCGTAGCAATTACTTCATGGCGGCTCTTGACTTGATGAAAGAATTGTCTCGTAGAGGTGTTCATTGTTATGTTATTACTCACTTCAAAGCCGATTATGATAGTAATGGTAATGAAATCAAAGGCGAGGGTGTACCGCATTGGTTGCCTCGTAAAACCGAAAGTGCATTGACTCAAATCATATACATGACATTAGATGAAGAGATAGACGATACAGGCCGAAGAACAGGCGTTGTTACATCTACGGCTATATTGAAGTCTAATGGTGTGAGTTTGAAGTCATCAGGTACAGTTACTATCTATCGTCAAGATACAGAAGGTGGTGAATGGTTCGGTTGGCATGGATTGCGTGATGGTTCATTCTCTACTGAGTGATTCAGCATGGATCTGATGAAGATTCGCCCGCCTCGTAGTGTGCCTATACCTAATTCAGATAAAGAATCGTCATATCAATGGCATCCGAGTTTTCATTTGGATGCTATGATGAGGGTATCTAAATCATCACTTGGGGCATCCGATTTTTGTATGCAGCAATACTTCATCAAGTATGTATTAGGGGTCAAAGAGCCGCCTAATGATGCTATGACTAGAGGTAGTAATGTTCACGATGCTATTGATGATTGGTATGCTAACTTTGATTTAGACCATGCAATTAAATTGAAGTCTAAAGGCTACCATGCAGTATTAGAATGGTTTCTTAGCCTTATGCCTGAATCTAATCCCGAAAGAGGAGATTTTGAATTAGGTGAACAAGAGCATCTAAGAAAAATCATGGTAGTAGAAGCAAGAAGATTCATGGATTCTGATTCTAAATATTTTTTGCCTGTTGGTAATGAAGTACCGTTGAATGCCATTATTCAAATCAAGGGGGTTACGGTTCATCTTAATGGGATAGTAGATAGATTGTTTGAAGATTCAGAAGGAAACTTACATATTCACGAATTGAAAACAGGTAAATGGAAAGAAAGTAATTTCAAATGGGAAGGTATGCGTGAAGAAATGGCTTTCTATGCTTATCTAATAAAGCATTGTGATCACGAAGAGTTTGGGGGGAGAGATGCTTTGTTTTGGGGATGGGATTTTACAGGTGGAGAGGACTTATTTAGAGGTAGAGAACCTGTTAGGGTTCAAGAGATTCAATCTATGTTAAAGAAATTAGATGAGTTAATTTCTACACACATACAGTATGATGGGTTACAGCATGGCCGGCAATTTGATCTTATATCACCATACCGACAAAAAACAGTATGTGAGCCGTGGTGCAAACTCAAAGGATTCTGCCCTAGATTTGGAGAGGTGATGAAGTTTGAGTAATCATTTGTTCAATCATTTTCCTCGTGAAATGGATATGAAATCACGAAAAGTAGTATTGAGCATGGATGGATTACAGAATTATATCAAGAGAACAAATGGTAAACAAAACCTCACTACAACGGTATATGGATTTAGGCAATTGAAACCCAAAGGCAACCGTTGTGAATACAATACTGCTATCGTACCTCACTTTGTAGTAGATTTGGATAAAGGGAGAGCCGCACAAATGCTCGACATTGAAGATTCTGAAACAGGACATAGATGCACCAAAGATACCTTAATCTTAGCATCTTATCTTAGAGATCGTAACATTCGTCATGCAGTATGGTTTTCAGGTGGCGGTTTTCATATTTGGGTTATGTTAGATAAAACACATGAGTTGCCACCAAACGAATTGAGTAATTTGTTGTTCTCAGGGAGAGTATTAATTAACAAGTGGATTAATGATATGGATTTAGTAACCATAGACCCCGTTGTATCATTTCGCCCCGATAGACATATTAGAATACCAAACACATACAATTACAAGCGTAAGTTATGGTCTATTCCGTTATCTATTGAAGAGTTAGAAATGGGTTGGGATTACATCATCAATGAAGCCCGTCATGCTAAAGGTGGCATGAAAGTATCAGGTCAGAAAGGAATAGAAATAGAGATAGTCGAAGGAGATACAAACTATCTAAATGGTATGTCGGGCATATTTCAGAAGTTTGATGCTGAAGATATATCGGTCAATGCAGGTAATGTATCAGGAATACCTGTATTACCATGCTTAGAGGCCGCTTGTTGTACGAAGGGCGACAATCCCCCCCATCAGTCTCGTGCATACCTTATGATGTATCTAATGGACTATTTTAGAGAGTTTGCTAGACCCCCAAGCAATTCAAAGGTATCTTCTTTAGATGTCGTTAGAAAAACTCATCAATTTATTGCGGATCTTGAATGGGCCGATTATAGCCCTAAAATAACTAACGAAATGTTGGTGCATGGTGCATCAAGAAACTATCTCACACCATCATGCCCTAAGATATACCAAGAAGGATTGTGCATAGGCAAATGTCCGTTCTTTGATGGTAAAGGTGTGAAGAGAGATTAAGTGCAAATAGAAGGTCGGAGATATACATGAGCGAAGATATAGAAGAAATTAGAAAGGCTAAAGCACAAAAAGCAAGAGAATTGCTTGGTGCATTGGATAGCGACAATGAAGAAATTAGGCAACAAGCGACTGAGGTATTACCGTGGGCTTACAGATTAAACAATGAAACCCAATTCATAGAGATACTACAACAGGGCAATATGGTGGCTATCACTCAAGACCCAAGATTTGCTGAAGTAGTTACAGACCATTTGAATCGTATGATTCTTGTATTAGAATCAGGGATGTTAGGAGAAGAGGGATTGTGAATGCCGTGGAATTGTCATAATTGTAACAAGCCCACAAAGGGATTTGCTAATGGCAAGACATTATGTTGGGTATGCCAACAAGCAGTAAACAGAAACAAGAGGGATAGAGATGAGTAAAATGATGTATATAGATCATCGAGAGCGTTCAGGCTTAGAAGTTTTAGTTAAGAAATATTGCGATAGAAAGGGGCTTCCGTATGAGGAGAGAGAGAATTTAATTACAGACTACGCCTTTGGTAATGTTGGGATTGAAGCAAAGAGTATTCAAGATTACATGGGTAGTCTTTATTCAGGTCATCTTGAAAGACAGTTACAAAATCTTGATGACAATTATAATCAATTGGTTTTAGTTGTTCATGGAACAATAGACCATTACATATTACAGGCAAAAAGAGGGGGCAAAAAAATAGCGTTTGCTAAAGTGTTCAATGCGTTTCTTGGCTCTATTGCTAGATTTCATAATGACTATGACATTAGTATATGCACGTTTCCTGACAAATCATCTGCTGCACGATTCATATCTAAGAGGTATGAAAAGGATGGTACGTTAGGATCATCTACTACATATCGCTACATGAGAAAAACTGCATCAGAAGATAAGAGAGTAGATGCTCTCCGTATGCTTGGATGTAGTGAAGCAATAGCAAAAAAACTCTTGGAACAATTCGGCTCAATTAGCGAAATTACCGCTTCATCACCAAAGGAATTACAAGTGATTGAAGGTGTAGGGAAAATTACCGCTTCTCGCATCCTTCATTGTCTCAACAGCGAGGATGCAGTAATTGAAGAAAAGGTAAAGATGACGAGGGCTTGAAATGACACTATTAAGACAAGAAACAGATACGACTCGTAAGTGGAATGATTACTCTTTAGTTAAGACACCTTTTGATGGCGGTCAGTATATCAAACAGTATATTGAGCGTTTTAGTACCGTATCTTATTTCAATGAGTTTGCAGGGCTATTATCTTACTTTTTCATAATAGGACAATCATTAGCCCCGTATATGCGTATTCCGATTCATGGTGCGTTTATTGATTGCAGACTTCATGTGTTTTGGATTCAGCAATCAAGAACGGGGAAATCAATTGCTTATGAATTTACATCGAAGGTATTGAAAGCGGTTGGTATTGAAACTGAAAAGTTTAGTGCAGGTTCTGATGCTAAACTAATTGGTACAGTAGAGCAAAAGATGGTTTACAATGATGAAGGCAAACCAACAGGGGAATATGAGTATGAGGTAATTCCCGGCTTGCTGAATGGTTACAAGACACTCTTATTCGATGAAGGTAGCGTTTTATTAAACGATTCAAAATCATACTTTAGCGATAAAATTCTATACCTTCAACAGGCTATGGCCCCAATCGGTTCAGAAACAAATGTATTGGTTAAACACTTAGTAGGTGGTTCGGTATATACGCCATCGGGTGTCTCTCTATGGGCTACTACATTCCCCCCAAAAGACATCATGGCTCATGTATTAGAGAAGGGTTTCTTTCAGCGTGTATTCTTATTCCAAAACGATGTAGGATTGGAAACAAGAAGGACAGTCAGCGAACATCGAATGGCAGGGGCTTACGTTCCTGTACCTGAGAGAGTATGGTCTTACGAACATCTTGCACAATCAATCATTGACATAAAAGATGAGATAAAACATAGGCTGTTTGATTTAGCAGGTATTGATGAAGAGGGATGGAATGCTCTAAGCGAAGATCAAAGAGAGGAGATAACCACTAAGTATGCTCATGGATTGTTTGACATAGGGCCATCATACCATGCGGCATTGTTATCTGCAACAGATGATTACTATGACCTAATTGCTTCGATAAAGAATGAAAACATACGAGAAACCGCATTGTCATTCCTACCTAATGTTGAGAATTATACACTCATCTTTTCTAATCTCATCGCAGCAACCATGAGATCTTCGGTGATAACAGCGACTCATGTTCAAATGGCTACCGAGATTATTTACGATAATTTACACAATACTATTATTTGGCTTGAAAACAAGCAAGATTTCCGAGTCAGTAAGAAGAGAGAATCAGACTTGAGACAATGGAAAGCAGCATACAACAAGTGTGAAAGAAAGATACATGATAGGCTAAAGAAAGAAGTAGTCAAGAAAGGAGATTTAGAAAAGATATATTCTGCAAATACAGGCGTAAGTGTAAAAACTGCTAAAAGACGATTAAACGTAATGATTGAAGCAAAAATTGTAACAAGGATTACTGAAGGCCGCAATGCGTATATTGCTTTGGAGGTGTGATTATGAGTGTTTCAGATTGGATGATTGCTAATGATGTTATATCTTTCAAAATCTTCTCTTCTACGGATGCAAGCGATTTGCCTACGGGTTGGACAAAAACATCAAAATTTACTTTAGATGGTGCTGTTTTTTATGATGGCAGACACATGATTGTTTTTTCAGATAAGGTTGCAAAAGTATTGATTAAAGATAAGAAAACAAAGAATCACCCCTTAGAGGAGATGCAATCATGGTTAAACACTACAAGAGGGGCGACCTTTGTAGGATATGGTTCACGAAAGTTTGATTCTCTTTTGCTTACAAGAAAACATTCCGTAGCAGGAGATCATGTTGATTTAGCAGAATTAGTATTTGATGCGTCAAAAAATCATTATGGCGATAGAGGCAGGAGATACGATATACAGCAATTAGTAGAATTGAATAGATACAAACAAACTGCATTAAAACATATATCGTTTTTATTGAAACCTTTTACTCTTATGGCCGAATGGCGTATGGGTATGTCTCGTAATGTCTTGAAAGCATTAGCAGCCGAAGCAGAATTGATTGCCCAAATGTATTGCCAAGTTGTTTGTCATGAATCACTAAAAATAATAGATGAAAGAACAGAACATCCTGTTTCAATATCATTTGAACACGTTAGAGACATTGATAGATATACAATCAACATGAAAGAAATCAAAGAAGAAGAATAATCATCTGCTTGTTTCTTTACGTTCTTGACCTGCACCTAATTGCCTTCTCAATTTAGGTCTAACATTCCCTCTTGACTTATTGCGAGCATATCTTCTTCGTGTTCTGCCACGCTTAACCTTGCGGCTTTGCCCCCATGCTCTCGCCTTGCTTTGTTTGGATGGTCTATCGCTTATTGTATTGCGAGTATATCCTCTAAACTTACCTTTTTCTTCAGATCTAACAATATCCCATGCTTCTTCAAAAGCACTCATTGTTCCACCTTCATAGGTTTGAGGCGAGGTTTTGCCTTCTTCCATACAAATGAACACAAAGGACATTCCCATAAAAAGATTCTATCTCGTGAACCGGCATAGAAACCGTTGATACGAATAGCAAGAATTCTATGTTTGCATTTAGGACAGTCTTGACTAATCTTATCTCGATAATGCTTCATGGGGAGACATCACCTGTATGACCTGCATGAGTGTATGTGATTTTGACATGAGTTGGTGTGCCTGTATATCCTAGACTTCCATTCACCGTTACAACATTATCTGATACTGTATAGTCTAAACCTTGTATTAGAACCGCAATAAATCTAGGTGTGCCTGATTTATACATCACTACATCCATCATTCTTGTAGTTGCTTCATCTTGAGATTCTAAAGGCGTGTATGCTAATGTAATGTCTTTTTGAGAACCCGTATATGTATCTGTTTTGATAGATTGCCTGTGAGTTGGAGTTATCTGATAAGCCCCCCCCATTCCCGATTGATTAATCCTTAAATCAGATTGATAGAAAAGATGTGTACCACCTCTACCGTCTGCATATGAACCAAGCCCAACAGGATCACGAGCAAACAAAAATCCTAAATCTGTAATTGGTAAACTCGCAGTTGCATCTCCTGAAATGAATGTATTAGTAGGCATTGTTGCATTACCCGAAGCATCAATTAGAGAAGATAGGGGCATAGGGCCGGGTCTTACGAATACTCTCTTATCTTCAAGAGATGCTATTCTTATCTCATTACTGCTGTAATGTAATCTTGCAGATGCTAATACGATAGTCTGCCTCACTAAATGACCTGATGGGCTTTGAGGATATGCCCCCCCTGAAACGTCTTGGTTTGAACCATATGTAAAACCAATTTTGCCCGTTACTAATGGGTCGAAATATACTAACAATATTGCTTCATTTGTTCCTGATAAAGATGGTGCATTTCCACTATGTAAACGATATACCCCTGTCGAAGCATTAGAATTGCTTGTAACATTTATTGTTTGTTCACTTATTGAATAGAACATACCATCAACAAGTATAGTACCTGCTGCTATGACAATAGATTGATTGCTAGATATAGAACAAGCACAATTCAATGTGGTTTGAGTGTTTCTTGCTGTATCACTATATTTGTTTGTAGTAATAGGTACAACACCATTCATCAATGCTCTTTCATTAAAGTTAGTTAATGTAGGGCTTGATAATACATCTGTATCTCTCAACCCATCTGTTTGATGCGATGCACTTGCTGTTTCATGTCCTTGACCTATTCCTGCCATACTATCTAATCTCCATTAATACATCAACACGGATTTCGTTTGTGCCGTCTTTAGTAAGTGGTAAAAATGTTGCTCGGTATGCAGGAGTATCTAATGCAGTATCCCCATGCAACGCAATTTCCTTAATTGTTTCAGATGATGTTTGTTGTGTATTGAAACTAGCAGTTACTGCTACTGTTCTATCATCTACCTTTGTAACTTGAGGTGATACTGTAATCTGAGGCGTACCTGCCCCACCATCTCTACTTGAAGCATCTCCTCCACTTGAGCCAAGAGTCATTCGTGTAACTAATGTGGATAGATGATCGGTTAGTGCCGCTTTTAATGAATCAAGAACCGGCATCATTTCACCTCGTAGAATATCCCTTTGCTAGTACCAATCTGCCTTGCCCGCTTGTTACCATCACGAACCCCTATCTTACCCATCCCATTAGTGTGTTTCGCCCCAATAATAAATCCGACATTGTTTACATTACGAACATATATCCTATGAACTGCTACAATTTCAACTTTGCTACTAAGTGAGATTTCTGCAATATCTACTACATTTCCTGCTTGTTCATCTAATGGTTGGCTATTACCTGATATTGCTTGTATGTCTGAAATTAAACCTTCAATTCCTTTGTCATATTGCGCTATAACAAAGTTACTTGTCAAATTAGAATAATCGTGTTCTGCTTCAAAAACAACAAATTCTCCTGTTATACCGTGAGTTGGTAGATTCAATGTAACTATTTCTCCGGGCTGTATAGTTGATGCTTTCAAAGCACCATTAATATTAATCAAAGGCGCACCGTTTTCAGCACGAGACAATATTGATTTTGCTAACTTTAATGCTTCGTTGTTTGTTTTCAAGCCCGGTATCTCTTGTCTCAATGTCCTTACTAAGTTACTTTCTGAACCTTTATTAGCATTTAATTTCATTTTTTCTAAGTCTTTCACAACAACAAATACTCTTTCATTAGCAGCCATAGAATCTCCTACTACCACTATTTCATTTGGAGAATCATACATTTTACTTGCACTAACACTTTGTATTCCACTTCCCAATCCTAAGTTAGAACCTCTGTTAATGAATAATGGCGATGAATATACTAAAGACCCATTCTTTTCATTTACTAATTGTTTTCCGTCAATTTGGGTAAGATTGCGAATAATTTCCATAATGTTCAATCCTCTAGTTTTCCTAGCAGTAAATATAGATGAGTGATCGTTAATTAATCTCAAAGAAGGATGAGCATCTATTGTTGATGAGACTTCTCTATCTTTTGCTAACAATGAATTGCTAGGCGTAACATTGAATCCTGCTAATTCTGAACCGCTATCATTTAGTAACATCAAAGCAGCATCACTTGTTCTTATGCCTACAAACCCTTTCTGACCCATCAATATGTCTCCTTCTTTCAATCCCGCATCTACAATACTATCCGAAGTGATATTACGAAATAGTAATGATGACGATTGTTCTTCTTTATCTAGTCCTGCTATTCTAAGATTGAATCCTTGTGAATCAAACAGATATGGGGGGAAATAACTACTTGTCAATTCTTTTCCATCGAATCTTAATTCTCTAATACTAGAATTAGATGTTTTGATTCTTGCTGTTGTTTTACCATTTTCTATTATCATTGGACTTTGATTAATCATCATAAAGTCGGTAGGGTCATATTCTAACAACCCTCTATATGAGAGAGTCGTTTGCTTTACAGCATCTTGTGTAACATCATATCTATTCCATAGTGCAGACACTTGTTTGGATAATGTAATTGTATTATCTACGAATGTAGGTGCAATTAAATGAGGTATAGTCAAAGGTCGTATATCTGCTAAAGTAGATGGTGTGCCTGAATCAGATGCATTGTTAGAATAGTATCTTAAAATTTCTCCTGTTAAATCACTAACCCCTGTGCTGTTAGTAACACCTGTAAGTTTGTTTTTGGTTTTGCCTGTATAGTGTATTTCTCTTTTACCTACTAAGAATAGTGTTCCTGCTGATGGCAAAAGGCTTGCATCTTCAAGCACTATGTTGGTGCTGAAATGATCTGCTACTTTGAATTGAGGGAATAGCCTCATAGATGTATTCATTTGAGTATAGGATATACCTTCAGGGGTTGTATGTTTAACAAAGTCTCCCCCTATGCCTGTACCGTTAGCGGTGTATTTTACTTGTGATTGGTTAATTATTTCTCCACCACCCGGATGTGTAGTTTGAGAGTATCTTGGTTCAATTTCAGGATTGAAGTTACCATCAATAGTTTTTCTTGCAGCATCTGATTTGAAGAATTGTAACATAGATGCACTTGGCATTAAATGATAGGTTACATCATGCTCATTTGCATCAGGATATGCAATACTAAATGCCCCTTCTGCTGTTGTAACAAAATTAGTATTCCCTAGTGTTTCTTCTAAATTAGCCTCAAATACACCATATCTGTTGTCTCTTGTAAATGGTTGATATTCAAAGTTTGAATCGCCTGTTGATGATCTTGCACCTGCTAACCAACCATCTTGCAATAAGTCTGATGCAAAGCCATACAACTTAAGCGGGCGAACAGGTCTAACGAAGTAATCAATTTGTTTTCTTCTTTGGTTTGATGTTGTTGCATTGCCGCTTGTTCCCTCTACTTCAGTAGATAACGAGCCGTGTTCTAATCTATTCAAGTATGTCTTACGCAATATGTATGTGCCACCCCACGGTGGCAAATCTGCTGATCCTCTAACAGACCATATATCCTTAGCATGAGTCTTTGCTGCTATTATTGGTGGCGAATTTGATACAGTAACTAAGGTTGCGGTTACTACTCCACTAGAACCGGCATTGGACATTACAATAGTAGGCGCAGAAGTATATCCTGTTCCTGAGTTAGTAATGCTAACTGCTGCTATTGTGCCGGTGGCCGTATTGATTGTAAAAGTGAACCCTAAACCGCCCGTATCTACGGGTTGGCCGCCAATGTTTGCAATTAGTGGTTCGGGTTGCGAGGTATATCCTGTTCCTTGATTAGTTACTGCTGTTGCTGAAATTTCAAAACCATTTTGACCTTTTATGTAACTGAACGTACCTGCTGCATTAGACCCGCCACCACCATTTGTAGTCCATGTACCATTACCCCCGCTATTACTTAAACCCGTACCGTTAATCGTACCACCTGTTATATTAAACGCAGTTATGTTACCTAGAGGATTTATAGTATATGTTCCTGAAAATCCTGAACCATCGCTACCACCACCTGTTGCAGTTAGATTACCTGCTGCATACCCTGTACCTGCGTTTGATATTGCAAGAGAGGCAACACCCTGCCCGCCATCTCCTTTATCTGTTTTTGAATCAGGACTCCATGTTGGCAAAGTGTAAGGATTAGATATAGATTGACTTGTTGGACTACTCGGATTGATTGTCATGTTATGTGTAGTAAATTTTGTGTTTACAGTCCATGATGGCATTACAGGGAAATGTTGCCCTAAGATTAAATCGCTATGCAAGGATGCCGCTTTAGTAGATGTAATCGCATATTCTATGTTCTTATTTGTCTGACGCTCATTTTCTGTTTCAATGACAAATCCTAATCTTGGTTCGGTTCTTGATTGCACTTGTCTATGGTCTGATACTTCAGATAGAGGTATAGGTAATAGACTTGTAATTGTTGAATTGGAATGTGTACCTATTCCCCAACCACTTGTAGGATAGTGAACATTTGATGTATTGGAATGGTCTATTGCAGATGCGTTGGTATGCAAAGCATTGCCTCTAAGATGATAGAATACGCCACTAACACCAAATTGAGTAGAACTTACTGCTGATTGAGAATTGGCCTGAGCGTATGAAGATGAACCCGTATATTGTGTCAAATCAATAAATGGATCTGAACCTTTATTCATTGGTATGGCCTTTAACGGTAATGTAGATGCAGCATTGGGGTCAATCTTTGATTCCCAATTACCTGCTGACATAGCCGTAGGTTTTACTAATCCTAATGATTCATGTCCAAGAGTTAAACCAATACCTATTTTTTGCTCAGATTGCAAAGGTCTTGAATTACTTCTTCTAACGATACTAGCAAATGGTGTGGCTTCTGCTGTATGGTCTGTAAGAATTACACCAATTGGCGTGGTTCTTTCCACACCGTTGTAATCTGCGGGGAATGCCCAAGAGTCTCCGTGTGTAGTTGCATTTGGCAATTTATTCATTGAATCGTGAATACCCCCGTCAAAACGACCTTTCCCATATATCGGTTGTTGTGCGCTAGTATTCTCATTTGGGTCGCCCGCTAACATATCTAGGGCATCAGATCCTGTTCTGAATCCCCATGCTCTTACAGGTAGTCTCCTACCGTAATCATATCCGACCATATTATCAAGAGTTGTAATATATTTCGTGAAAGAAACACTATCATTGTCCACATCATAGGATATAGTACCACTTAGTTTCTCAGGGTTGATACTATCACCTATACCTTCACCCCTTGTATGTCTTATATTCTCATACTCGGTAGGTAGTCTCATAGTACCCTGCGGCTCTCTAACAGTAGTATGACCCATAAGAACAGCGTTGGCTGACTTAAGACCGACTATATTCCCATGCCCACCTGCGTTCAATCCATTGTACCCATAATTCTGTAACCATTGATTTACATATATTCTTTCAAAGGGTTCGGCAGCAATTGCCACACCTGCACTAGAGGGGTTAGAGTGGTTACGAAGGAACAACCCCTTTGTTGGGGGGTAGTTGTAGGCACGAGGCATCCCCGCCTCTCTATATCGGAAGGTCATGAAGTGTTCTCGGCTTGTTCCAAGTAGTGCAGGGTGGCTATACTCAGCAAGCCAATTGCACAAGAAGGCATCCGGTACACAACCTGTACCTGTATTTTCCTTTTTTAGTAGTGCAAAATCACCAAAAGTAGCGGTTATACCATCAGCGTTGGGCGTTGTAACGGCCATATTTAGATATTCAGGGTCGTGGCAAAGAAGTGGAGGAACAGTTGCCAATTCTGTTCCTGAACGGGGTACTAAGACCCCTTCTTCCAATCCTGACACGAAATAAGCAGCAGATCCTTCGCTAATTATTGGGGCAAATGGCCTACTTCCTGACAAAGAATAGTCTCCGAGGATAAATCCGTTCACCAAAAACTCACTTGCGGTGTTATAACGGCTTCCACCCGTCAAATTAGAGGTCAAAGTAAGCCTAGTTGGGCCTGAATTTGTAGTGGTTGTACGACTCAAAGTGCCTGTTCTTACTAAATGACCTGCACCTGTTGTTGCTGTATGTTCCTGTCCGGGTGCAATAAGATAGTCAAAACTGCTGTTTTGGGTGATACTGTTGTTTGTTCTTATGTCAGGGATTCTAAATCCATCCATTTCTGACAACGGCAAGCCCTCAGATGAGAACGAACCATTGGCTTCGTAATTGGATTCATCCTTAACTTCAAGCGTATCTAACTCAAAGACGGATGCAGAATTAGAGGTCTTGCCCGAACCGAATCCAAAGTGCTTATGTTCCGTTTCTGCTTCAAAAAGCAAGGAATACGATGAACCATGACTTCTATGTAATTGCCTTCTCATAGCATTAGGCGTACCTCTTTGAGTCATTGGGGTAACGAATGAATGCCCTTGCCTACCAAAGCGAATCCTATGGTGAGGGAAGGGATAGCCCGTTGCTGTGCCGTTGTTCGTCTGTGTAAGCACCGAACCCCTCTCAGCGTGGTCTGTTATCCTATGAGCCGCATAGAGGCGTGTAGAGCCGCTAGGAACAGCCCCTGCGGTAGTGTGGGGGGTCAGACCCTGTTTCGTAGCCATATCGGGATGCAATAGCCTCTTACAATGGAAAATTAGCATACGGTCATGGGTGTCAAACTGCGAAGCACCCCCTGATGCCTCTAAAACACCGCTAGAACGAGGGTCAGGGGCTGTTAGGCCACCTAGCCCCCATGTCATGTTAGACCACGCTTGAACACGATCATGGCCGCTTCTAACGAAAATTTCTCCCGGTATCTTCTTTGGGTTGGGTAATTCTAGTCTCAAATTAGGTTCTAATTTGCCATCGGGGGATGATGGGCCTGTGATTTCTTCACCTGTTTTAGGATTCTCTCTTGTATTTTGAACTGTGAAATCTTTGATTACCACACCCAAAGGTGAGTCTCCTGTTAGAGTTAATATGTTCCCCGCATCATCTGTTGTCTGAATGTCATCAAATACCATATGCTCATTACTGATTTGTAGCCCCTTCACACGAGAACTATTGAGAGTCTTAGCCGAGAATATGGGTCGAGGAACATTAATATCGCCCGTACCGTCAATTCCTTTCGTCAAAAAGTTAGTACCATATGTCAAATTAGATAATTCATCTCGACTATATGTTACCATATTGTTAGAATCGGCTGTTGCAGTTGCCCTATATCCACTCTTCAAGTGAAACATATCTCCTGCTGATGCATTCAAGGTAGTACCATATTCTAATTCAGCAAGTTTCACAACCCCTGTTGCACCTGAAGCAGGGGTATCGGGGTTCGCTTCGGTAATAGCGGCAATAGATGGCGAGGTTACTGTATAGTCAGGTGGTGGCATATCTGCCATGTTGCATGAATTAAGTCCTTCTACACTAAATCGAACATACCCATGCCCCGTAGTATGGGCAATAGCCGTAGAACCTCTTGAATCGTAGTTTGTTGCAGGTAGGCTCATGTTGCCGCCATCCATCGGTTTTGCTGTTAGTTTCCATATTGGGATAGATGTTCCAAGACCTTGAATTACAGGGCTACCGTTAGCAGCAGCCCAATAACCACCTGCTGAGTTAGGTGTTGTTGCTTCCCACGATAATACAATGGTGTGTTTCGCAGGTTCACCTGCAATTGTGATTGTTGCGCTTGAAAGAGTATCGGGATAACTATTTCCTACCTGATTTATTAGATTCTCAAGAGTATCACCTGTGATTGTAAAATCAGCAAATGAGGTTTGATCTGCTATTCTTCTTGCCGAGTTCATTTTCGGCCCTCTTCTAAATGCAGTTATTGCAGTATAAGATAAAGACAATCCTGTATGATCTCCATCAGTATAGGATAATGTGCCTGTTTGGGGCAAATCAGAAGGATAACCATGTTTGTAAGCCCCATCCCATTGAACTCGCAAAGTTTGTGCTGCCTTAGCAATCGTAGCAGTACCTGTATGTGTAGGCTTTCCTGACATTCTAACGTACCTTGCTCGTAAGTATCGTGTTACGCTATGTTCTCCTACCTGTTTGACCCTACGGCTGTTTATCTTGGCTGCAATCAACCTTGTTGCTTCTTCAGTACCAAGATTGTATGTTTTGCTATTTGTATCATCAGTAGCGGCTTGTTTCAAATCAACTACTATGACGTTAGTATCTTCAGCAGGTACGCTTGATGTTGCTATTGGTGTACGAATAAGAACGGTCAATCCTTGTTTCCATTGGTCGTTTGTATTCTCTCCGTATTCCCAATCAGTAACTGCATCTGAATATTCAGTATCAGGATAAGTAATGTGCATAGCAAAGTAACCACTAGCAGGATAACCATCACTCGCAGCCAATGGCTGAACTTTGGCGGGGTATAACTGCTTACGATATACCGTCATCACCATACCCCCGTAGATGCAAACAATTCAGTCCTTTCGGTACTTGTGAGAACGTGGTCGAATATTGCAATTTCTGATAGTATCACGTTAAACGCCCAAACTTCCATTGCACCGCCATAATCAGTAGTAGAATTAGAACCATCCGAAGTTAGAGTCTTTTCACCATCTGTTGTTCCGCAGCCGTATCCTAAATGGAATACTCCACTACCCCCTCTATATGTCTCAATATTCTTGATTGTAGATAGCCCAATGAAACAACTACTGTTTTTAGGGGTTGTACCTAACACTCTAGGGATGGTTGCATCTATGCCTACAACCCCAACTGTACCCGATGCTAAAGAACGTGTAATGGTATCTGTTGTTCCTGTGCTAAGATCAACTAACGAATTAGCAGCAACTTGTGTAATTGTAGAACTGTTCAAAGAACGCACACTACCTTGACTACCGAGATGCATCGTTACTGTATCTCCTGTTTTACTAACAATAATATTGCACCATGCATCATCAGTAATCAAAAGATGACCTGAATTGTTTGTAGTGTTAGTTACTGTTTTTGTTGTTGTACCATTATGGTATGTAAATGAAAACCCTATTTTTTGATACGCACTACTGTATTGTAATCCTGTCATCAACAAACCCCAATGCCTACCATTCACATCTTTACCTGTAATAATTGGGCCTGATGCGGTTTCATTTGAGTTTGCTTGATTATCATCTGTTGGCTTAAACCATGCACTAATTGTAAAATCTTGCGTACAATCAAAATCTTTCATAGGCCCATATTCAGAATTGACTACACTTCCTGAACCGGGATAGTAATGAGTAGCAATAGCATGGTTTCCTTTGAAGTAAACACCACCCCCGCTTGCATCTCCTGTGCTACCATCAGGGCCGATTGTAGTATGTTCCCATTGTGTATCTGCATCACTTTTTCCTTTCAAGTCCACTACATAGACATCTTCGGGTGTTGCACTTAAATTACTAACCCCTAAAATCTGACCGCTATTGTTTGAGGTTGTTCCTGTGTATGTGAACGAATCAACTGTGCTTTCTTCAGTAACCGCATTGTGTGTTGCCCCTGTGCTGAATGCTGCGTAATCATCTACGTTTAATGTAGAACCACTTGAGTATGCAGTACGGACAGTTGTAGCATCAAAACCTTTGGTTGATCTTAGATATGAGCCGTATAACGCTTCTTTGAATTGTTGTGATTGAACATACTTAGTTTCGTCAATATCTGCCGCAGCATCGTTTAATCGCACATATAACCTACAATTATTCTCTATTTCGCCATCCGAATTTATTCGTAACTTGTGATGAATCCCTTGTAATGTGTTTTCATTGATTGTATCGTTATTTGTTATGTCGGTGAAATCAAGAACTGCTGATGCGGTGCTTACCTCATGCAAGTTTTGAAATCCTGAAAAACCTGTTGGGCCTTTGGATAAGTGATGTGCGTAGTCATCGCTGTAATCATTTGCAGTACCATCGCTTATGTCAAATGTAACCCCTGTATGGCCTCCACCAAAGTAAACTATCCCTTCACCATCTACACCGGGATATATTAATTCAACTTCAACACCATCAATAGGTGAACCGTCATTGTAATCATACAGGTTTCTAAAGAAATCTACCATATTGCCTCGTGGCCTTATATCTTGAATAAAGAAACAATTAGTTCCTACATCTGTTGATGCTGCTGTCTTTTGTTGTGTAATAGTTCTAAAGGTAGCAAGCATTCCATTTATTCTTAACGCCCCGTTATGATTGTTGCTAGTAGTTCTTGTAATTCTTTTCAAATAATCTTCACAATTTACACTTACCGCTAAATGGTCTAAAGAAGTAGGGGGGCTATCAAAGAAACTATTACTGAATTCAGGATCTGTCATTTTAATAGTACCTGCACTAATTTCAACACCTGCTAATGTTTCTCCTGTTACATTTGCTACTGTTGTTACAACAAAAGAGTTTCCTAATCCGTTATATGCCCTTACAGAATTAGTTGAATCTAATGCGCTACCTGATGGTGCGCCTCTAAAAGTAGTAATAGGAACAAATGTTTCTCCATCTTCACCAATAGGTAATGGTGCTGCAAACGAATTAGGGCGGTATAATCTACTATTGGTACTGAGCAATCCGCCATAGCCAATAACTTCAGACGGTTTGTAAACATAAGGCGTTTTATTACTTAGCCTAACATTAAAGTTACGACCTGCTGCACCCGGAACGGTGCTGTGGATTACTATTGATACTCCTGATTCGCCATCTCGACTTTCTGTTGATGAACCAATAAATGCACGAACATATCCCATATGTGTACCTGTATCTTTGTTAGTAGCAACAAGTGGGAATAATGGTGGCGGGTCGAATGCACTACCACCGTCTGCATTTTTTGCTTGAGGATGACCTGCCATATTTATTCTACGAATAACTTCATCAACACAACCGTTGAAATCTTTCACTTTCAAAGCAACATCTGAAAAATCAATAATTAAAGGTCTAACATATTCTAATGCTGAACCGTTTGATTTTTTACCTTTTAATGCCAATGTGCTTGTTCGACATATTACAGGATGTAAAGAACCTCTATCATTAGCAGATTCATGAGTCTCTAATGGATCCCATTCAAATGCTTCCATATTCGGCCCATCTAAGATATAATAACGATATTGATTATTTGGGTCGGCATGAACTGCATCTGCGTTTAATCCCATCAGATTTCTTACGGCTGTTGCCAAATCAGATGCTAATGTTGCACCAAAACCCCCTAAACCAGTAGAAAATGTGCTGTTGCCAATTGCTGAGTCTGTATAGTCATATATGATTGGAGATTCAGATGCTTCGTTTGCACCACCTATTACAATATATCCGCCTAATGTAACAGTCATCCCCAAATCTATATTTCCTAAACTTCCTGAATAGTTAGATGTGGTATCAAGAGGATTCCATGTATGTGCAGGGGTCAAAGTAAGAGTTGTGCCTGAAGTATATTCTGCTTTGGCTACTATTCCATAACCACTATTCAACACGCCTTCTCCAATCGTTACATAAAATGCATCTGCACAATTTGCAGCCAAACCTCTTTCACCGTTTGTTTTTAAGAAAGCAGATGCATCATCAACAGTAAGTACCCCTGTACCTGTATTGTATGCGGTTGTAGCCACTACTGCTTGGACTGACGGGCGTTGGCATCTAATCAACCAACGCTTATCAGTATCTTCATTTGAAATCCAACTTTCTATTTGATTGGTTATTTCTAAAGACGCTATTGAACTTCTTTGCCCCCAATCAACTGCAAAGCGGGATTCGTTTTCTCTCATCTCAGGTCGGTTTGTTGCCATAGTGCAATCTATATTTATCATAAAATTTGAATATGAGGGCAAAGGTGTTCTTGATTCATCGAATATGATATTATCCACATCATAAAACATAGAAGGGAATAGCGGTATCTCAGTAATGGCTCTTGTAGATGCATAGTATGTTGAGGCTTGCTTATCGTTCCTTACAGATGCATTACCTGTACCTACTACCTTATCCTTCCAACCGGGCAAGAACGGATGTTCTTCGTAGATTGGCTGTATGTCTATGCCGCCTTGACCCAATCCACCAAGAGTCATACTAACCGTTGGTGTACCTAAGTCTCCAATCTCTTTAACAGGCGAACCTTCTGCTAAATTAAAATCTCTTGTAGAACGATGGTCTATTACATCCATCAACAATGACCTACCTCTAATGACAATCTTAGTATCTTGGCTATCAATCATAGGAGTGATTTCTTCTATTCTGCCCCGCATTAGCGTTTTTTCTAATACAACAGATGTAGGATCGGCTGATGCTTTATCTAATGATGCTACATCATCAAGGCCGTTATAACGAGATTTGTTATTAGGATGTACCAATACAAGATTGCCCGTTCTAACCAATTCATTGTCTATAACATCAAAGCCACCTAAGTTACTTCTTCTCAATGAAGAAGGGGTTACGTTGGTCGTAGCATAGTTTGTTCTATTCAATCCTGTTGAGCCTGTAAAGTATAATAGATGAAAATCAGCATTACTTGTCTCATCGGGTGTATTGATGCTAGGTATTGCCTTTGGCCTACCATATCCTCTTATTCCTGTTCCTAAAGAATATACTGTATCTTCTATGTTGATGAATGGCGAGGGCGTAAAGTCTCCTGTCGGATTAGATGATAAAACGTGCGAAGCGGGTCTATCATTGAAATTGCTTGTTGGTAAACTAACCAATCCGCCCGGTGCAGTAAGAGTCAATTTGATTGCCGAAGCATCTGTTTGATTACCTGTGTATGGCCGTCTAAGCCATCCTGAGACAGTCCTTGCACCAAATACGGCACTACCACTAGGTACGGTTTTCTTAACCACTAGATAGGCTGCATTCCCTGTTGCATGGTCTTTTCTAAATTGTAATGATGCTGAAGCACCACTAACCCCTGAATTGGCAAGACCTGTACCTGCAACTATTTCTCCTGTAAGATCAACAGCATCATAGTAAATCAATATCTTAGATGGCCCACCCGCACTAACTAATCCACTAGGGGATTCAATAGTAGCAATTCTTGGTTCTTTCTCAGGTGTTAGATGTTTAATGTAATTATCATTAGTAGGAACACCATTAGAAATTTCTGCTGTATGTTCGGTATCTAGCCCTTTCAACATGAATGGCTTAGGATTAGATACAGCGATAGCAACTATCTCATCTCTTGTTGATGCTGATACATTTTGACTTATCCCTGTTTCATAGAACCCTACCCCATGTTCCACTACAATTCTATTGAATACATTACTACCGCCCGATTCTACCGCAGTAACTGTTGTTGCTTTGTTTATCACCTTACTAATCTCACCATTGTATGCAGGTTCAGTTACCTTTACTCTTTCATTTTCAGAAACTAAAGATTGTAATGTTATATCTTCAGCATCATAAAGAAACGTATTTGCTATACCTTGAATGGTTTGTTTGACTTTTTGTTCATCAGGTTGAGGCAACATCTTGAGAAAGAAATCCCCTTTTACTAATGAATAAGATGTTACTGCACCCATGCAAGGATATGTTGTGCTAGGTTCGTATAGCGTATCTGCATCCGTTGAATCGGTTGTTCTGCTTTTATTAGAGAAGAAATATGCATCATTACCATATCCCGATGCGTCAGAAAATCTTTGCCCTTGAGTAGAATGGGCTAGAGTAAATGTATGCTTTTCTCTTGTTCTTTGATTAGTTACTGAACCGCTAACTTCGTTAGTACCGGGATCAACTAAAACATCTGCATTACCTATTGTAAACCATACAGGCGTATTGTCTGTATGTGCAAATAAGTGGCCTTGTGTTTCGGGGAAATTATCAATTGTTCCGTTTGCTTGGTCGTTAGCCAAATGTATAGATGTGCAATTTAATCTACTATTTGCAAAGTCAATCCCTGTTATACGGATTCTTTCGACTCTATTTATTGATGGATTTAATGTTGATGTAGATGATGTGCTTAACGTAGAATTATCGCTAAATTGAACTTTTCTAGTATCAGGTGGTGTAACAACACCTGTTATTGGGCTTGTACCTGAATGATTGATTACTGCATTAAGAACCGTAGAATTAACACCTGTAAAGTAAGCAGTTCCTGTAAGATCTAATGTTGAAGTGTACCAAGATTGATTTCTTACTTCTTCAAGAGGTATGCCTTGAGTCAAAGATGCTAGTTTCTCTAAAGCAGTATATCTATCTGCAAAGCCACTTGGGTTGTCAGGGTAATCTCTTATCTTGAAATGTGTAGTGCTAAATGAATGGCCGATACCTACCATTGGTATGTCCAATAATCCATCGTGAGTGTCAGGGCCATCTCTACCTTGCATTGGTGTTCCCGGTCTAGCATTATCAAAGAAATATATATCGGGGCTATCATATTCATCATTGAATTCCCAAAGACCAAAAGTATCTTCAGTTTTAGTTAGGGGTTGTAGTTTAGGATTTTGAACACCACTTGCTAACCTTATGCTTTCTATAATTCCTCTAAACTCTCCGCCTTGACCCCCGATGTATATGTCTGAAGATACATCTGTTACAATATGATTTTCTCCACCTAGATTAGTAGTAGCAACAAGTTCGCCATTAATGAAGCACTTTATTTCTTTTTGAGTAAATTGTGCTGTAACAAGATATAACCCCTGTTCTCCTATTGTTAAGTCTTGAGGCCGATGAGCGTTGCTAGATGAAGAATATACTCCTGAGTTACTTTGAGTATGGGATGGCACATCAAAGACAGTAGCAACAGCGACACCACCTTTGTTGGTATATACTTCAAAAATTAGATTACCTGTTGAAAACGGATTGCCATACTTTAATTTGAATGAACCCGGCTTCTCTATAATCACGCCCCCATAATCGGGTATGATATATGCGTCAATAGTAAATGCGCCTCTTAATGCATTCAAAGGATTAGAAGGGGATGCTATATGTTTCAATCCCATTTTTGTAGAATGGCTTTTTGTTGATTTGACAGTCGCTGAAAATTCTTTAGATCTTAAATCAATTCCTGCTTCTCTATATTTTCCTGTTGGTACGACTAAACCATCAGTAAGCCCATTGAATCTTAGGGCAGAACCATAAAAACGTATCAAACCCATATCATAAACCTACTAATTGTTCAATAGGCGACATTGTTAATGTATATGTCCAATGTCCTTCACCTGCATTGTAAGATGGTGTGAAACCTTTGATTATAGCAGGTATTGCAACGCCTTGCTCTAAAAACGGATTGGGTCGTATTGTTTTGTTATCTACTGTAACCGTAGGATCATAATCGTAAGTATTTCCTTCAGCAGGATAATTTGTTCCCGGCCCTGCGGGTATCAAAAACTGTCTAAGGACTCTTGCCCCTGTTGTTGAAGATGCAAGAGATTCGTATGGCACTCTAATACCAACAATATATTTAGCAACTACCGAAGAATCTTCTATGCTCAAAAATCTCGATGTATCAAAAGAAGCAACGCTATTTGGTAAATCTATAACGCTGCCTGTTAAAATCTGCGGAGATATTAATGCACCACCCGCACTCATGTTTGCTAAGTTTAATACATCTTGAACTTTATCTTCTTTAGTCATTATAAGAGATTCTTTACCCCCACTCATATTAGTAACAATAAATTGTTTAGCCCATTCTTGCCCCGCATTGTCTTTTGATACATTGACTGTTGAATTACCTGAAATACCTACTGTTTTATTTATCAAGGTAATCATTTCCCCATCAAAAGTCGAAGATTGCTGACTAGCCGATAAATTTGTTTGTTGTCCACTAGATTGTGTAACTGTAAATATGTCATTCAAATCGGTAGTAACTGTATTGACTTTAGCAGAAGCACCATTTATTGCTGATAGTATCAAATCTGCAACAGCATCACTACTAGCAGCCCCTGATATATTTATTTCAAATACACTATTTGTAGCAACAGTAGCAGATGCTGCTGTACCGTTTTTCAAACGAATAGTAATATCTTCGCCAAGATTTGCATTAATTTGAGAGGCACTTGAAAAGGTAATTTCTACACCATCTAAATCTGCTCTTGCAACAGACCAACTTGAATATTGATTAAACCAAGTGCTTGCAGGGCTTATGCCCCCGCCTCTTGATAAATCTAAATGAAAAGCAGCACCTACACCGGGAGTAACAGTATCATCATCACTAAAAATTCCTTCAATTACAATATCCATATCACTTTGATTCAAATCCATACCCATTCTTGTTGCAAATATAGCAACAGGATACGTTAGGGTTACTCTATTAAAACCAAAAGATATACTTTCTGCTTCCAACTCGATAACGCTACTATCTCTTCTAAGTAGTTGAATCATCGGCATTACAATCCTCTCCCGTATCCACCCGATCTTGAACGGGTTCTAAATGCTCGCTGAACTTCTTGGCTTACAGCCTTTGCTATCTTTGCAGAATCTCCACCACCACTTACATTAATTGTGAATGATACATTTTCAGTATGGCTGCTGCCACCCATACTCCCTTGTATTGCTACGGGTATTGTTCTTCCATCCGGCAACGGAACTACTGCTTCTGTTCCGTGTAATTCCGCAGCGTAACCGCTTCTTGGCCCTCTTGCAATACCTCCTTGTGAAAACCCAATCAGATTTCCGAATCCCTTTACGCCTTTACCGACAAAAGAATCACTTACTGCGTCTGAGACTCCGCCTGTAATATCTACATCTCTCAACTCTTCTAATTTATCCATCATATCTTCAATTGGCTTCATTAAACTATCAAATCCTGATTTGAAATAATCTACAATGCTATCAACCCAATCATACATAATTGGTAATGTATCTATAAATATCCCTACTATAAATTGGGTTACTTGTTCTAATTTATCATAGAGATAAAGGAAGGGTGCTGCTAAAAGCATAATCATTGCAACCACTATTTTTATTGAACCCGCAAGCATATCTTTTACCCTACTAACTACCATTGAGCCTGTTTGTGCAAGAACCCCTAAAATTTCTTGTGTTACCTTAATAAATTGTTCTTTCATACCATCAAGGCCACCCGTTATCAAACCAAAGAACAATCTTGCAGGTAACATCATTAGTTTGAAAACTACACTAATAACACCAAGAACAACACCACTAGCAATTGTAATTAAATCTACTATACCTCCTATAACTGCTGTAAATATAGTCCATAACGGCCCTGTTATGTAAGATGCCATATCAGCAAATAGAATTAATATTCCACCAATTACAAAAGTAAATGTAGATAATAGTATAACCACATACTGTATCAAATCAACAAAGAACGGTATTATCCCGCTATCTATCAAAAAGTTTGCTAAACCTGCTACAAGATCAACTATTAAACCAAAAATTGAATCCCAATTAATACCTAATTGGTCTAAAGCAATAAATATACTTGTGAAACCAAATATAACTGCTGCAAATAACATTCCTGTTATATCTATCAATTGTTGAAATACACCTACTTCTCCAAGATACAATACTAATTGAGTAAAAATTGCAAATAACTCGCCAAAGGCTTTAGTGGCTGAAATTAAAAATGTACCTACAAGGTGTGCAATCAATCCGAATGCTAGGATTAACATATCAGTAATAGGCGACCAATCAAGACCCAATAACATAATAGCCATATCAGAAATACCCGATAAAACGGTATTAACAACCGTTACCATTTCTGAAGTTAATTCAACAAGTAACCCAATTATGTAATCTATACCACCATCCATGCCTGAAAAATCAATAGTTGCTATCTTTAACGCTAATACAGATAACAAATCAATAATTGGCGACAAATCTAATTTTAATAATTCCATACCTATTCCTGAAACTAATTGGAAGATAATACCTATTATCAATCCTACAAACCCTTGAACGGGAGGAATAAGACTTGTCATAGTATCTATAAACCCTGCAAAATTAATACTCGCTAAAACATTGCCGATTTCTCCAATTGCAGTTGTAAGACCGTTTATTAAAGGAGTAAAGTCAATACTGCTTAACATATTTACAAATGCCGTACCAAATAATGTAAAAGATTCTATTATTGGAGAAAAATTAACACTCAATAAAATCTCACGAATGCCTTCGACAACACCTCCCATGTTATCTAATAATATAGAAAACAAGTTTAATGATATTATAATCATGTCCATTAAAAAGCCTTGAGCAGATTCAAATGCAGATATGAGAGGATCTAAAATTGGCGACCAATCTAAGCCACTTATAGTATCAATTAAGTTTGACGCACTATCACTCACTCCCCCTAAAGCACCCATCAACACGCCCGTTTTATTTGCTGTTGAACCAAAACTTGTAGATAGATATGCGAATACTGCTATTACTGAAAGAATAGTTCCTATTGTCAATAAAGAAGTTAATCGAAACATTCTCAAAGGTACAAGTAATAATTTAGTTGCTTTTCCTAGAAGAGTTGTTTGTTTTGTTGCTTCGCCTTGTGCTTTTGTGTTTATTCCAAGCAATTTTGTAACTACTCTATAATTCCCCACCATTTTGTAATAAAAGTTTTGAAATGGGCCAAACAATTTCTGCGTTGCTTTTAATAAAATCAACCTTGATGCTTCGGATTTGTGTAAAGTTTTAATAGCAGCAAATTGTGATTTTAGATTGTCAGTTTGAACTTCTACATAATCACCGGGCATCTTCCTTTTCCCTCAATTTCGCATTCATTAGATCGAAACTATCCGCTAAGTTTCTGCTGTCGCTAGTGGTGCGTATCGGCCTTCCTTTATTTTGATTGCCTCTAGCGTTATACCGTTTGTCGTCTTTTTGCATTTTTTCTATTTCTTTTTGCTGTTGTTTTTGTGATGATATAACAAACAAATAATCCAAATAAACCCTTTCAGGCGGTAAATCATCCCACATATGCGGCGGGCAGTTAAAATGACTTCCTAGTATAAACGTAACAGCGTGATGAGAAAGTAATAAATTCTGTTTGAAAGTAAATTTATTATCTGCCCCGTCTGATTCTAAATATTCAAATAAATCAGATTGGGTTATTCCAAAGGGCTTGGTTCACCACCGGATATACCTTCAACTAAATCATCAAGTGATGGTAACACTTCGGATATTTTTGCACCGACTTCAGGGGTTAGATTTCTCAAATCTTTCTTTGATAGTTTAGGTTCAGAATCAACTACGCAGTTAATTAATACATAATCCCAATATCCCCCAAAATCAATAGAAGGCGTAGGTTCACCATCAATTAATTTGAAATCTACGAATTGTGATATTGCTTGTTGTTGTTTAATCCATGAAAGAGGCTTCACATAGATTACTAGAGTACCCGCCTCGGTTTCAATCTCATGGCGGTCAGGCGTATTACTTATTGTAAAATCACTCGGTTTCAACATTTGACTCATCTCCAACTACTTCTCCCTCTTCTAATGGTGCTGTATAACCTTCGGGGTGGGTGGCATCCCATCCTCGTAGGCGAGAAACAAGATCCGCTTTATTTCCATAAATCGGTTCTTCTCTTGCTTCTAACATTCCTCTTAGAACACTAACAGTTAATTCATCATAACCATCAGTATATTCGACTTCTTCTATTTCTTGAACTTCCGGCAAAGGTATCTCAAGACTCATTTCATCGGCACTTAAACCCGGCCCGGCTACAATACCACTCGCACTTAATGTCCAATTAATTTGTTCTCTTGAACCATTGATTGTAACAAATCCACTTAACTTCATGAATTATTCCTCGTGGCCTATGGTTATTCAATCCTTCCATTAAAGTATGTAGTAAGGATTTGATTCTGTTAGTTTCATGTGCCTTACAACAAGTTCAACATCAGCAGTAATTGGCCCTTTATCACTAGGGATTTGATGATCTGCTTTTGTAATAGTATAATCTTCAATTGTAATAGTTGCTGTTTGTCTTGTTGCAGCACTACCAACCTTGTTCATTGTAAAGGTAATATCATTTGTGTTTTGATGATGACGGCGTGTTCTAAGTTCTTCCCACATTCTATCATCTTCAACTAATGCTTTGAATGAGAAAGTGTATTCTCTTTGGCCTTCAGTAATATCTAATGATGTTTGAGTTGCACCGTGTTGCACTTGGTCGTTATCTGATGTTGTTCCTTCAAATCCTCTAATGTACCATCGTGAAGTATTGTTGTTTGCAACACTAATGTTAAACTCAGTTGCTCTCAATACAGGGCGACCAAATATCTCAATACTAATGTCTTGGAATAAGTATGGTTTTTCGCCATCAACCGCTATACCACTAACTTTTCTGTTAGCAGATGTGTTTGCAGTATTGTCAAACATACGGTGTGGTGTGAATCTGCCGCCTGTATCTGTATATGAACGGCTTGCTTCATACTCTACTGATAGTTTCAATTCACCCTCAGTATCTGCTGATAATGATGCACCATTTGCTTTACAGCCGCTATACAAGCGAAGTAATTGCTCTCCGCCCGGTGTAGCATCAGAATTACGGAATGATTGTTCTATGGTAAAAGAAGGCAAAGTTGTATGACCGAAGATTGTATGATCCACGCCGTTTTGTAATTCTTTGGTAGATGATGCAATGTTTGGGCTACCTTCTTCAGCAGCAGCATTGTATCTTAATCTATCAAGACCACATGAACCAACAGCGTGTGAAAAGGTGAATGGTTCTTCAACATGGACATAACTGCCTTGAACTGCAATTACTCTACGAATTTCATGTTTGAATATTGTAGGTGGTGTTGCGTCTTGACCGGGGATTTGATGAGTATCTTTGTCTATAATTTGTAAATAGTCTCCTGCTGCATACATTGCTCTAACTGTTGCACCCACATTTATTCTCGTATCGCCTTCAGTTATTGCTTCTGCAATTGGTGCTAATACTACAACACATTTGTTTGCTGCAAGAACAAGGGTTGCTGCGCCCGAATCAATATCTGCCACGCCAACTAAGTCATTACTGCTTACGCTTGTGTAAGATGCGTAACTTGTAGTGCCACTATTATTTACTTTGATAATTCCGCCGTCTGAACCGCCATTGGTTGCAAATACTGCAATTGAAGAAAGTCTAGCAGTTGTTGTGCTTTCAACAGATGCAACTTTAGCACCGATTACTACGTTAGTTCCAGTTGTTGATGACACGCTATTTAAGCCTGTAAATACAGTACCTGTTGTTGCTATTGCAGTATAATCTGCCGCAGTAGATGAATCGGATTGTAATTCGGCTCTACCTGTTACAGTAGCATCACTACCTACATTGAATACTTTGGTAGTTACTGTATGGCTTCCGGCAGCCGTTGTTGAACAAGAACCATTGCTCTTTGCAGTATGGCCGCCTAATGCATATTTCAACCATCTAAGGCTATGTGCATTAATCTCAAGACTACCGCCTGAAAGCGTTTCTCGACCACTTGTTATTACATTTACATCTCGACCCATTCCAACAACGTGTTGTTTTCTTACGTCAATCACAGGCTCAGGTAATCCTAATTCATTTAGAAGTCCGATGAATTGGTCGGTCTTTACTTTGTGATTGTTTCCTGTATCGGACATACCTGCTTCAAAAGTAGGAGATCTAAAACTATCAATTGTAAATGAAGCATTGCCGTCAGCAGTAACTGCGCCTGATGCTAGGTTTGGTTGAATTGTTAATTGATGAGCAGTAGTATCCCATGCTGTAATGTAAAATGTCCGGCGAGTAGATGCATAATCATCAGAAAGCATATTTCCTGTTGAAGCATTAATTCTCAAAACGCAACCGACAAGAACATTGTCAGGTAATTTTTCTCTCCAATAGTTTGCAGAATCCGCACCAATTGTAATTGTAGATGTATTTCCGCTAACAGTAGTTACAAATCCGTTGCTGTTACTTGTACCTTGACCTCTCAATCCTGTTTCTTTCCCGAAGGAAACTTCTGCTAAGTCGCCCTTGAATAGTGCATTCGCCATAGTTATCAACTAGGGCTAGACGTGCAATCATCCTTAAGTGGTTCTATTCATCAGTCTTTTCAGACTCATCTTGTGTCGAGTTTTCTCGATTCTGAGCATTTCTAGCCTCAATACCCGCATTTAATTGCGAAATATCTGATTGTAAAACGCCCATTGCACCCTCAATTGTAGTAAATGCTTGTTGAAATATACGAATAAATGACAAACGATCTGCTGTTTGCATTTGCAATGCACGAGTCAAATTGACTAATTGTTCGACATCTACTTCATTTGGTGGTACAGGTGGTAGTTCAATATCTTCAGGTGCGGGCGGAGTTTTCTTAGCCATATGCTGCCGATATATACATGGTTCTTAACTCTATCAGTTATGACAGGATAAAGTTAGAGTTTTCTAAAGGTCTATCCCATCTGCAAACAAATCTTGTTCTTTCATGTTAGTATAGCATTGTTTGACAATATTGTAATGATTTTTCTTATCTCCATCGTATAACTCAAAACTGCCATTGAAACCGCCTATTGGTGATTTGTCATCGTTATAGGCTGATTGATCTGCATATATTTGCCCACTATATGAAACTATAAATCGTTTTACAGTAATTTGTTCTTCTTGACCGTCATTATCAGTATCTGCTTTTTCAACTTCAACCTCTTTATTGCATCGTAAATCCCTTACTACACATATCGCTTGAGGGCAGTTAATTCCATAAGAAGTATCGTAACTAATCTGTAAGGTCATAATAACTTCTAATGTGCGATTCTTTATATGATTTGCTTAATTAAAGATGTAAATAATTGATAATTCGTCTGCGGCTGTTGAGCCATGAGCATTAGTAGCCGTACAATTAACCTTTATTATTAATTCCATACCACTATGAGGATATGTAACGCCACCTTTGCCACCTGCAAAAGACCATTCTACCTTTTCACCTGCACCACTAGACCCTGTTGCATCTTGACTTGTTGAAGCCGTACCTATAATTGAATAACTACCATTTGCACTTGAGTTTGAATCAATTGATACATCCCATTGGAATGATGTTGCCCCCGTTGCTCTACAATATCCTTTGAAAATAAATATTTCTTGAACTGCATTATTTGTATATGAACCCGCCATGTGATTACTTTGGAATGACTCTGCCCAAGCGTCTGAACTAAAACTTGAACCGTCATCTTCAAAGAAAGTAATTCCTGTTTGACAATCAACTACAACTGCATTGTCATAATTGCCACTAGAAGATGTTGCTATGCTTACACCTGTTGGTGCGCTTGCTGCCGCTTGACCTGCTTGTGCAACTGAGGCAACTGTTCCCATAAAACTCATACTATCAACCTACTTGAATCCAAGTGTTAGCAGTAACACAAACGAATGAGGCTAACTCATGATCTGCTATTGCCGTTGTTGCGTTTGTTGCACTTGTAAAACCTGCTACCATAGAACAGTTACTACCATTAACTGCAACAGTAGCAGAACCACCTGTATTATTAATTACAGTATATTGAGTTCCTACTGTTCCACTTGCAGGTAAAGTTAATGTTCCTGCTGTCCAATAAATGTAAGCACCTGTTTGTGCTAGTGTAAGTGTTGTATTGCCTGATACTGCTACAACTTCTGCTTTAGAATTGATGCCACCGGATGAATTACCTTTAATCCAAGTAACGCCACCATCACCGGATGCGATTATTAATTGGTCGTCTGCTGTTGCCGAATCAGCATCAATAGCCCCGATAATTACGTTATTATCTCCCGATGTTATATTATCTCCTGCATTTCTTCCAAGCATTATATTATCTGTACCTGAATTAATTGCACCACCTGCGGTTACACCAAGTAAAGTGTTATTACCACCTGTTGTTACGTTATCACCTGCACCATATCCTACAAGTGTATTTGCAGATGATGTTGCGTAGTAACCTGTTGCATAACCAACAAACACATTTTGCCCGCCACTTGTTACTACCCTACCTGCATCTGCACCTACCGCTACGTTATTACCCGATGTGCATAGACCTAAAGCAGACATTCCTATCGCTACGTTTTGTCCATTTGTTGAAACAGCGTCTAATGCTTGATGACCAATTGCTATGTTATGGCCGCCCGTTGTTATTGATTTGCCCGCATCATGTCCTATCGCTACATTTCCTGTGGCTGTTGTAATATTCGTTAAAGCGTAAGAACCTACTGCGGTGTTATCATCACCTGTTGTTACATCTTCCATTGAATAATGACCTAGTGCAGTATTGTAATTTGCACCTGTGGTGTTAGATGAATGACCTTTGAGAGCGTTTTGACCCATCGCTATGCTGCCTGTCGCTGCTTTCAAACCAAACTTACCTGCATCATTTCCTACCGCTACGCTTTGTGTTGCATCTGTTGAACCATAGCCCGATTGCATACCTACGAGAACATTGTTAGCCCCTATATCCCCGTTACCTGCTGCTTCTGAACCAATAACAACATTCGACCCACCATCTTGTATTAGACCTCCTGCGTTATATCCTATTGCTATGTTGTGATCAGCACTTGTTAGTGCATCAAGAGAATAATTTCCAATTGCGATATTCTTTTCTCCACCTGCAACAGAACCACCTAAAGCATCGTAACCTATTGCTATGTTATCGTTTTCTGTATCAAAACCATCCCCCGCACCATACCCTATTACAGTATTTCGGCTTCCGCTAGTAATTGTTGCACCTGCATTGTAGCCATTAGCGGTATTATTACTTCCTGTATTCAAACCACCTAAAGCATTGAAACCTATTGCTGAGTTATTATCTCCCGAACTTAATAGTCCTAAAGTTCCTCTTCCAAAACCTGCATTGAATTGTGAACCACTCATAGAAGCGGAAGGACTACCCGCAACAAGAGAATTGCTAACTAGAGCAACGTCTGATAAATCACTAAGTTGAGAAGCACCACCTGCTGCTTCCGCCCATGTTAAGCCACCTGTATTGCCTGATTGTGCAGTTAAGACATAACCATTAGTAGGTGCATTTGAAACTTGTAATTTTGCTTCATTAATTGCTTGGTCTGCTATGTAAGCCTGTGCAATTGCAGTTCCTTGCCATGTTCCTGTTCCGATAGTGCCTAGTGTAGTAATACTTGTAGTACCTGCTGCTGCAATTGCAGTTCCGCCAATAGTAATTGCATCTGCTTCTAATGTACCATCAATATCTGCATCTCCCGATATATCTAAACTAGCAGCATCTACTTCACCTGTTACAGTTATTGAATCTACAAATGTATCTTTGAATCTTAGACTTGTAGTACCCAAATCAACATCACTATCAACAGGTGGATAAATTGCACCATCAGTAATGTAAAGTTGATCAGCACTATTTGCTTGAAGCCGCATTTGGTTACTACTAATCATGTAAGTAATTCGGCCTTTTAAGTTAGAACCATTAGCATCATAAAAGTCAATAGAATGGTTGTTAGCACTACCTCCACCTTTCAAATTAAGTCTAGCGTAAGTATTAACGATATTTACTTCCGAAGTAAATGTTTTTGTTCCACTAAATGTTTGAGTACCTGCTAAGGTAGCATCACCTGTACCATAACTGTAAGACTCAATCTTTTCTTTAATTGCACCGGATGACATCAAGTGGTCGTCAGTATCAACAAACTCACTACCTATGTCTATGTCATTAAACGCATGACCGCCAAGTGTAATAGAACCTGCCGTAGTAAATCCACCCGCAGTAATAGTACCGGATGTTGTATCGTCTGCATTATTGACTAAGAAAGCATCATCTACATTGAAAGTAGTGCCGCTTAGTGAGATGTTAGTTCCTGCTGTGTATTCGGTGTTAGTATCTGTATTGGTGATAGCACCTGTTGCTGCACCGAGATAGCCCCATTGTGCTGCTGATATTGTTGTGCTACCAATGTTTTCTAATTGCTCTCCTTCTGCTGCTGTCAAATTAGAAAGTTCGGTTACTTGAGATATAGCGATTGTTTTATTTGAGAGAGTATCTGAACTAGACGCTGTTATGTAACTGTAAGCCTCTATCTTTTCTTTGATTGCACCGGATGACATTATATGATCATCTGTATCTACAAACTCAGAACCTATATCTATGTCATTAAACGCATGACCTCCTAATGTAATAGAACCTGCTGTTGTGAATCCGCCCGCAGTAATTGTTCCTGTTGTTGTATCGTTAGCATCATTCTTCAAGAATGCATCATCTACATTGAAAGTAGTGCCACTCAAAGATATGTTAGTACCTGCTGAATAAGTAGTATCAGACAATTGGCTTGTCAATGCTACTGTTCCCGTTGCATCGGGCAATGTAATTGTTCTATCTGCACTTACTGTTCCTGCTTTCAATAATATCTCATTGTTGTTTGCAGCACTACCTTCAAACTGAACACCATTGGATGTTGATACTGTTTCGACATTGCTAGTGATTGTTGTACCTGTTACAGTCAAATCTCCTGCAACAGTCATATCATGATTTACTGCAATAGTACCGCTACCGGATGTACCAAGTGAATAACTTGCAATATCATTCAACAAAGCAACTACTTCTGATGCTGTTTGATCTGCTGTTGCTGATGCCTCTATGCCATCTAATTTACTCTTGAGGGTGTTTGTAAAGTTGTTTTGAGTGAGTCCACCATCGCCTACCGAATATGTAGTATTTGTATCGGTAGCATTGATGTTTGTTCCACTTATAGCAAGATTATTGTTTGGAGATGCCCATGCTACTGCACCCGCAGAATCATCCCATATCAATATCCTGTCTGCATTAGGATCAGATAATGATTCTATACCAAGATGACTTAGATTTACGGTAGCACTACCACTTGTTGCCCCACCGGATAATCCTGTTCCCGCTACAACTGCGGTTATATCTCCTGTATTTGCCGTAGCATTAGCAGCAATACCATCTAATTTTGATTTTAATGTATTTGTAAAG